TCGATCAAGCGAAAGCGTTAGCTGATAAAGTTGGCGTTGTTTTAAATGAAACAATGATGAATGAAAGTTCTAGTTTAGCTTTATCAATTTATAGTCCAGAAAATTTAGCGAGTCTTTTGGAAGATAAAAAGGTTATGACTAGAGATGAAAAGATTGCTTTTGCAAGACAACAAATGCAACAACAATCTTACAATTAAGATTGTTTTTTGTGTGGGATAATATAATATCCCACACATACAAAAAGAAAGGATAATATGAAACTAGAAATAAATGATAAATTCACAATCGGTTATTTTGCTAAAAAGCATAATAAAAGAATATTTCGAAAGGGTGTTTGGAATGAATTGTGCCGAGAGTGGAAAAGTAAAAAAGGAGATAAACTTTTTACTTATTACGATATAACCGACCCAACAAATAAAGGTTATAGAACAGCAAAAGGACAATATACTTTGATTGCAGTAGGGGGCAACAATGAGTGAATATAATTGGTGTCATAATGATAAATGCCATACTTATCGCACAACAGATAGGATAAGAGGTGTTAAGGGCAGTAAGGTATTAAGAACCAGAAAAATAAAAGTCAATGACTTATCTAAATGGTATTATTCGCAAGGGTGGGAAAATCATTTTTGTAGAGTTGCGTGTTTTTTTGATTTTGTAAAAAAACATTTTACAGATATTGTTGCACTTGCCCCTGTCCACGAACCGAGTGAAACACCAATAGATGTTAAAGTCGAGAGCCGAGATACTTACAAATATAAATGGAATAGTGGGGAATATGAACGAGTACCCCACGTTGAAAAAATAAAAACAATAATTCCAATAAATAATAATTAAATAATAAACACTACATATTGTGTAGGGGTGTCAACCCCTACACAAAATAGGCTTGTTTCCTACGGGCCCACCCACCCGGTTTTACATAGGGGTCCCAAACGTTTGACCTTTACTGTTTGATTTAGACATAGATCTGCTGTAAAATGAAAGTGAAAACAAAACAGAAGTGAAAAAAATTCTGCAAAAAATTTTATGAAACAAGAAATCATAGATAAACTTCCACCCGACGCGCAAAAAGAATTCCTAAGACTAGCGATGAAGCTAGACGAAAAAACAAAACAAGAAACAGTTAACAAAGATTTTTTATCTTTTGTAAAGCACGTCTGGCCTCAATTCATTGAAGGTAAACATCATAAAAAAATTGCTGACAAGTTTAATAAGATTGCAAAAGGTGAGATTAAAAGATTAATTATTAATATGCCACCAAGACATACCAAGTCAGAGTTTGCATCGTTCTTACTTCCTGCCTGGATGATTGGACGTAAACCAGATTTAAAAATAATTCAAACGACCCACACAACAGAACTCGCAGTACGTTTTGGTCGAAAGGCCAAAACTTTAATTGACTCTCCTGAGTATCAACAAGTATTTAAGACACGACTCAGAGAAGATTCACAAGCCGCGGGTAAATGGGAGACTGAGCAAGGAGGTGAGTACTATGCAGCTGGTGTGGGATCGGCGATAACGGGCCGTGGAGCGGATTTACTGATTATCGATGACCCACACTCGGAACAAGACGCGCTGAATATTCAAGCGTTAGAACGAGCCTACGAATGGTATACATCAGGTCCACGTCAGCGTTTACAACCAGGTGGATCGATAGTCGTGGTTATGACTAGATGGAATATGAAAGACTTAACCGGTATGTTGTTAAAATCTCAAAAAGAATTAAAATCAGATCAATGGGAGATCATAGAGTTTCCTGCTATCATGCCGTCTAATAAACCTGTGTGGCCTGAGTATTGGAAACTTGATGAGCTAGAAGGAGTCAAAGCCAGTTTAAGTGCAGGTAAGTGGAACGCGCAGTGGATGCAAAATCCAACAGCAGAAGAGGGATCGTTAATTAAACGTGAGTGGTGGAGAGTTTGGGACAAAGGTTATATCCCACCATTGCAACATGTAATACAATCTTATGATACTGCATTTTTAAAAAAAGAAACTGCAGATTATTCTGCAATAACAACATGGGGGGTTTTTTATCCTGACGATGATTCACCTGCAAATTTAATATTATTAGATGCATTTAAAGATAGACTGGAGTTTCCTGAACTACGTAAAGAAGCACTCGAGCAGTACAAATATTGGAATCCTGAAACGGTAATCGTAGAGGCAAAAGCTTCTGGAATGCCTTTAACTTACGAGTTGCGAAAGATGGGCATTCCTGTTATAAATTACACACCTAGCAAAGGACAAGATAAACATGCTAGAGTAAACGCTGTGGCCCCACTCTTTGAGTCTGGTGTCATTTGGGCGCCCGATGAAAAATTCGCTGAAGAGGTTATTGAAGAGTGTGCATCATTTCCATATGGAGATAACGACGATTTGGTGGACAGTACAACACAAGCGGTAATGCGTTTTAGACAGGGCGGATTTGTATCTCACCCTGAAGATTATAAAGATGATGCATTGCCACGAACAGAGAGAACGTATTATTAATGGCTACAAAGCAGTTATTACAAATTTTATTAAAGTCTCGAGAAGGAATCAAATCCGGTGCAATAAAAGTAAAAGATGTTGTAGAAGAATATCTAACAAGCACGGGAGCTAAAACTATTTCTCCGTTAGAAAGATTTACAATCAATAAAGAATTTAATGAACTTGCACCAAGTAATGTAGTTGACGATGTCTTTGGAGATTTTCAAGGACTCCAAGATGACGCTGGAGATGTTGCAGATAAAATAAGAGAATCAAAAAATGTAGAAGAAGTTTTCTTTGGTCCAGGTGATTCAAGATTTTATAAACCAAAATCAGAAACACCATTTACAGATTTAGTAGAACAACAGCGTGGTGTAGAATTAAGAGGTGATGAAACTTTTGGAGAACTAACAGAAAAATTTGGAACTAAGGAAGAAGGCCTCGGTTCACTATTCCCTAAAGGTGAAACAGATTCTATCTTTGATATAAAAAATGATAAACGACAAGAGGTTGCAGATTTTATAAAAAAGATGCGTGAAGCAAATATTAAAAACAAAGACATCAAACAAGTATTTAAAGATACTGGTGCTGACATTGAACAAGGCAAACGAGCCGCGACTACTTTAGCGCGAGCCGCGGATATGTCAGCTGATACAAAAATTAAACAAGAGTTATTATCAGAACTCGATGAGATGAAAATGGACAAAGGTCCAAGATTCTTTCAAGAAGAAAAAATGGGTTTCTATGATATGCGTGGTGTTCTTGATGATTTAACCACAACTATAAATAATAGAATTCAAGATGATTTAATTCAACAAGGTGTACCAGAAGAAAAAGTAGATGAAATATTTTTTACAATAAGAGATAATTTAAGACGAGGAAGTTTAAGCACTTTAAGAAATGATCCAAAATCTTTAGTTGCAAAAATAAAAGAAGAAATTGATTTTGAAAATGTTAAGTACGATACAGACTTTTGGGATAAATATGTCGATGAAGTTATGTCACTTGTAAGAACACCAGAGCCAAGATTTATGCATGGAGGAGTGGTATAGTGGCTAGATTAACAGATTTCTTTTTAGGTCCTGAAAATATGGCCAAGCTTAAAGAGCTTGAACAACAATATCAAGAACAATATCCAGGACTAGTAGTTGATAGAGGATCTACAGGAGTTTTTTCAGATGCAAGACATGCAGCAGCAAGTCAATTAATGAGTGATAGATTAGGTGGTGGTATGTTTGGCGATACAATGGCAAACGTCGGTGGATTTGCTAGAGAAGTTCCAACTTTAGTTTCAGAAACTTTAGGCTTAACACCTAAAGGACAGAGTCTTGAAGATATAAGAGCAAATGCGTTAGCATTTAATTATCCGTCTGGAACAACAGCGGAAGAAATTTACGCTGATATTTTTTCTAAAGCAGCAGCCCAACAAAACGCGGCGTCCATGGCTGGAACAGGGTATAACTATGGTGCAGCCCAAGCAAATCCAATGACAGATGGACAGGTAAATTTACCAGGTGAAGCTACAGCTTATTTATTAAGTAGAGCTTCTAAATCTGTTCCAAGTGATTCTGTATCTGTACCAAGCACTTCAGATCGTATGATTATACCTATGGCGAAACCTAACGTTTCTTCTCCAATGATAGACTTAGGTTTTATAGAACCAGCTACTCCTATTAAAGAAGCTGTAGGAATTACAGACAGAGGTAGAGGAATGCCAGAGGGAATAATGAGCGCTTATGAAATGATAGGAGGCCAAAGAGTTCCATTAGGAGATGTATTAGGAAAACAAATGGCTTTAGAAAAATCAGATTTTGTTGAAGAACCCGCGTCAAGATTTGGTTTGGGAAGATTATTAAGTATTGCAGGTTTATTAACAGGATCTAAGCCTATTAAGGCTTTAGCCGCAATGGCTAATAGAGATAGAATTTCTAAAGCAGCAGGCGCTGTTAAAGATAAAGCAGGCTCTGGTCTTGCATCTTTAAACAAAAAACTAAGAGGAACTAATCCTGATGGTTCAATTAGAACTCAAGCACAATTTGAAAAAGCAGAAGCACAAAGAAGAGTAGATAAACGTGTAGCAAATATGTTAGATAGAAAAGCTAAAGGCAAAGCTTACTCACAGAAAAATTTAAATAAACTTACAACAGGTGGATCTAAACCAGGAACATATACAGCTAGAGGTGCAGGTAGTGGTGGTGAAAGTAGAAAAATTGTTTGCACAATGATGAACGAAAGATATGGCTTTGGTTCGTTTAGAAATAAAATTTGGATGAAGTTTCACGAAAGCTATGGACCAGAATATCAAAAAGGTTACCACGCAATATTCTTACCATTAGTTAAGATTGCAAAAGGTGAAGGTAAAATAAACACAGCGGTTAGAAAAGTTCTAGAGCATATGGGCAGACACGTAACTGCTGATATGTTTAAAATAATGAAAGGCAAAAAACGAGACCCGCTTGGCAGAATATATAGAGCTATTTTTGAACCTACTTGCCGTATTATTGGAAAGATTAAGTCCGCTCTAGGGAGGGGATAATGTCAGAAAGAATTAATTTTTATGATGGCGGAGTAGTTACATTCGCAAAAAATTTATCTGATCAAGGTAAAACAATAAAAGAAATATTAGAAGAAATTCAAATACAGTTTCCAAATTTACCAAGTGGTAAAAAAGGTAAACCAACAGAAAAATCTGGTTTACAAAATTTATTAAAGAAAGCATTAGGACTTGATTTATATAAACAAAGATATTCTCCTAAAAGAATTACTAAAGAAACAATAGAGAAATTTAAAAGAATAAGACCTTTTACATCTGAAACAGATATTAAAACTCAATTAGGAATTAGCAAACCTTATCAAACACAACTAGCAAAAGCTTTAGGACTACCTTCCAAAACAGGCAAACAAGTTCGTTCAAAAATATTTGAAGAAGCAGATTCTGTAGGAACAGCAATTAAAAATAGAATAGACGTTACAAAATCTGTTAAAGAAAATTTTGATGTAATTTATCCTGATGTTAAAGATCAAAAATTTAGAACGGGTTCTAATGTATTTGGCAAGCCTACAAAACTTGCAGTAACAAAAGCTATTAATCAAACACTTATGAATGCTAATCAATTATCAGTTGATGAGTATAAAGAAGAAATAAAAAAAATGGTTAATGATAGAAATTATAATCCTAAAGGTTTAGATCCTTTGGGTATTAAAACAGAGAAATTAACTTATTATAAAATTCCAAACTACGAACAAGCAAGAAAAGAATTAAAAAAAGAAATACCCTCTTTAGATAAAAGACTACAAACAAATTTAAACAAAAGAAAAAAAGAAACAAGAAAATTAAAAGAAATAGAAGATCCTAGTTTAAAATTATCTAGATTAGGACAAAAATCCAGAAGAAGACAAATAAAAAGATTGAAAAGATTAGGTTTGTCGTCAAAATTGTCTCCTAGAGAAGAAGCTATAAATCAAACTCAAACCACAATTCAAAAATCAAGTAATGACAGAATTAAAGCTAATCCAGAGGGTATGTTAAAATATTTAAAAGCAAACCCTAATATATTAAAATTTTTAGGCACAAGAGTTAATAGACAAACAGGACAAATTTATTATGAAAATCCTAATTTAAATTTTTTAAATAAAGACCCTAAAGACACTGCTAGATTTTTTGAAATAGATCACGGTAGAGAAATTTCTAAACAAGCAGGTAAACTTGTTGATACTCCAGAAAATAGAAACACTATTCCAAGACTATTAAATCAAGGTTTTAAAAGAGACGCAGAAATATATATTGAAAGCAATCCTAATCCACAAGATCCTAATGTTAGAGCAGTTTTAGAAGAAGCTAAAAAATTAAATGTTAGAATTAGACCTAAAGTCCCAACAGGTTTGTTTACAGCAGATGATTTTTTTAGACCAACACCTAATCCAATATTAAAAATACAAGAATCAATTTCTATGTATGCTCCTCCAGAATTTCAAACAACAGAAATTCCTCTTCCTAGAGATAGAGCAGGTAAAATACTTACACAAATACTTGGTCCAGGCGGAAGAAAATTACTTTCACGAGCAGGAACTAAAGGAGGTGTTCCAGTAATTTTAGCTGCGTTAGGTGTAAGTGCTTTGGGTGGAGGATCTGCAGAAGCTGCAGAAGTAACAAGACCAGAAGTCAAAAAACCAGAAGTAGGAACACCAATAAAATACGACTCAAACATCGGTGCAATTGTTAATGAAAGAACAGATCAACCCGCGAGCCAAAATCAAATTTTAAGTTTTATCAAAGACAACCCACTAGCCGTGACTGCCGGTACTTCTTATGGATTCGCTGCACAAGAAGTGCCACGAGCTTACAAAGCTGCAAGAGACCTTGGTAGAGGTAAAGTTAGATCCGCGTTAGGTATCACTGGTGCATTAAAACCATTACTTACAACTATCGGTACACCAGCTATGGCTGGTTTATTTGAAACAGCTACAGCTGCAAAAAGATTAGAAGAAGGTGAAAGTGCAACAGAAATATTAACAGACCCACTAGGACCTGCTTTGGGATTAACTTTTATGGAACCTTTTTCAAAAGGTGCAGGTGTAATTAGAGATGCACCAAAAAGAACAATAGCACAGGGTTTAAGAAACTATTTTAATTTAAGTGATGTAGGAAAAGCTAGACCTGGAGTAACTAGTCAAATTTTAAGATTAGGCATGAGTCCAAGGATGATCGCAGGTGCCTCTAGATTTTTAGGTATTCCTGGGTTATTATTAGGAACTGGATTATCTGCATACGATGCATATAAAAACTATCAAAATCAAGAGGGTATGATATATAACTTATTTAACAAAGATGAATAGACAAGGATTTTTTAAAGCACTGGGAGTATTGGCAAAAACGCCAGCTATGCAAAAATATTTGAACGTACTTAAACCAAGTGCAGTTCGTGAGGGTATTGAACAAGCTACAACCTCTGGCATGGATTTTTTTAATCTAGTAATTAAAAGAGTTGTAGGAGAGGGAAAGGAAATTGATTCAACCCTAACAACTAAAAAATATGTTCACCCAGACAGACCAGACATTTTTGTAGAAGTAGATTTAAGCACTGGTAATGCAAATGTAGGTTTGGTGGATCCTGATAGAGGTGCTTTTGCATACACTGATATGATGAAAAGAGATCAATTAATTAAGTCTTTGGAAGATGAAGGATTAGGATCTATGGGTGCAATAGCTAGAGCAGACGAAATTGAAAGAATGCGAAAAGCAGAGGCAATGAAAAAAATAGGTAAGAGTAGAGGCAAGAATAAAAGACAAAGAATGATAGATGCTTACAACGAAATTATTAGAGAAAGAAACAAAAAAGCTGATGGTGGTGAAGTCAGTTTGACAGTAATTGAAATACCTGATATTAGTGGTGCAGGTGTTGAAACTCTGTTCAAAAAAAGATAGGAAGAAAAATGGCCGAAATAGACAAACCATTACCAAATACAAATCAATCTAAAAATCCACAAGAAGAAATAATTGAAGTTGAAAATAAACAACAAGCAGAGGTTATTGATACCCCGACAGGACCAGTTGAAGTTGAGATGGATGAAATGGGTGGAGCAGAAGTTTCTTTTGATCCAACTGCAGTAGAACCAGTTCAAGATCACTTTGGTAATTTAGCAGAAAGTTTAGGTGACGAAATATTAGATCCACTTGGTTCTAAGATGGTTGAACAATATAACGAATACAAAGAGTCTCGTGGTGATTGGGAAGAAACTTATAGAAATGGACTCGAACTTTTAGGATTTAAATATGAAAGACGAACGGAACCTTTTAGAGGTGCAAGTGGTGTTAATCACCCCGTGCTTGCTGAAGCCGTTACACAATTTCAAGCGCAGGCTTACAAAGAATTATTACCGGCAGATGGACCAGTAAGAACTCAAATTCTTGGGGATGTTAATGTTCCAAAAGAAGAACAAGCAAAGCGTGTTAAAGATTTTATGAATTATCAAATCATGGATCAAATGAAAGAATATGAACCAGAGTTTGATCAAATGTTATTTTATCTCCCTCTCTCCGGCTCTACTTTTAAAAAAGTTTATTATGACGATATTATTGGTAGAGCCGTGTCAAAATTTGTACCAGCCGATGATTTAATTGTGCCTTATTCTGCAAACTCGTTAGAAGATGCAGAAGCTGTAATACATGTTATAAAAATTTCTGAAAACGAATTAAGAAAACAACAAGTATCTGGTTTTTATAGAGATATAGAATTAGGCAACCCACCTGTTACAGAAAATAAATTAGAAGATAAAAAATTAGAATTAGAAGGAATTTCTAAAGATGGCCAAGAAGATCAATACGTATTGTATGAAATACATACCAATTTAGATTTAGATGGTTACGAAGATATGGATGCTAATGGGAATCCAACAGGAATTAAACTTCCATATGTGGTTACAGTTGCACAATCAGGAAATAAAATTTTGTCTATCAGACGAAACTACAAACAAAACGATCCAAAGAAAAATAAAATAAATTATTTTGTACAATTTAAATTTTTACCTGGCACAGGTTTTTATGGTTTTGGTTTAATTCATATGATCGGTGGTTTAACTAGAACAGCTACAGCTGCATTAAGACAATTGTTAGATGCAGGAACTTTAGCAAATTTACCAGCTGGATTTAAATCACGTGGTATTAGAGTTAGAGACGATGCACAACCTTTACAGCCGGGTGAGTTTAGAGATGTAGATGCTCCTGGCGGAAACATTAAAGATCAGTTTATGACTTTACCTTTCAAAGGACCAGACGCAACATTACTACAGTTAATGGGTGTTGTAGTATCTGCAGGTCAAAGATTTGCAGCTATATCTGATATGCAAGTTGGTGATATGAACCAACAAGCTGCAGTGGGAACCACAGTTGCACTATTAGAACGTGGTTCAAGAGTTATGTCTGCAATTCATAAAAGATTGTATGTAGGTTTAAGACAAGAATTTAAATTATTAGCAGAAGTATTTAAAACTTATTTACCACCGGTTTATCCTTACAATGTGCCTGGTGCAAGACGAGAAATTAAAGTTCAAGATTTTGATGACAGAGTAGATATTTTACCTGTTGCTGATCCAAATATTTTTAGTCAAACACAAAGAATTAGTTTGGCTCAAAGTCAATTACAACTAGCGCAATCAAATCCTCAAATACATAATCTGTACCAAGCTTATAGATCCATGTACGATGCTTTAGGTGTAAAAAATGTTAATTCTATTTTGCCACCACCAGCTCAACCAACACCAATGGACCCTGCACTAGAGCATATTATGGCAATGTCACAAAAACCTTTTCAAGCTTTTCCTGGTCAAGACCACAAAGCTCACATTGACGCTCACTTAAATTTTATGAGATTAAATATGGTGCAAAACAATCCAATTGTAATGGCATCAATACAAAAAAATATTTTAGAACACATAAGTTTAATGGCACAAGAACAAGTACAATTAGAATTTGTGCAAGAATTACAAGAATTACAAATGATTCAACAACAAATGGGAGCTATAAATCCTGCAATGATGGCAGGTATGATGCAAAATCCACAAGTTATGCAGCAACAACAACGTGTTCAACAAATAACTAATCAAATTGAAGCTAGAAAAGCGCAATTAGTGGCTGAAATGCAAGAAGATTATGCTAAAGAAGAAGAAAAAATTACTGGTGAGTTTGCTGGTGACCCATTATTGAAGATAAAATCAAGAGAAGTTGACCTAAGAGCGATGGAAAATGAAAGAAAAGAGGAAGAAGGTCAAGAAAGATTGAATTTAGACAAGATGAAAGCAATGATGAACCAAGAAAACCAAGAAGCGAAGCTAGAACAGAACGAACAACTAGCTAATTTACGTGCTGGTGTGTCATTAGCTAAACAACAGATGTCTGATGCAAGTAAAATACACGATTTCGGTAGAAACTTTCCGAAAAAATAGGTATAAATTAACTCAAGGAGTAAACTATGGATAAAAAAGTTAAAGAAGCTAAAGTTACAAAAGAGTTAGGGCTGAACAAAGACGGATATCAAAATGGTGGCGTCGAAATTCAAGCAACTGACCCTATGGAATCACAGGTTGTTGATGTTAGAGGCACAAAAAGAATGCGTCCTGACAAAAAACCTGTAAAAGCAACTTGGTATTAAATTATGGCTTGGTTCAGTTTAGCAAAAATTGCTTTGCAGGCTGGCACGCACATTTTTAAAAAACGTCAAGAGACAAAAATGGCGATGGCAGATGCACAGCATATGCATGCGCAAAAGATGGCTCAAGGCCAGGAAGCTTACCAAGGTAAACTCCTAGAAGCTCGTCAATCAGATTGGAAAGACGAGGCGGTTTTATTGATCTTGTCGGCCCCGATAGCGGTGCTGGCTTGGGCAGTTGTGAGTGACGATCCAACCGCGATGGACAAGGTAAAATTATTCTTCGAATATTTTTCTACCCTCCCATCATGGTTTACAAATCTGTGGATCCTTGTCGTTGCGAGCATATATGGTATAAAGGGTACACAAATATTTAGGAATGGAGGAAAAAAATAATGCCTAATAGAAGATATAACAAACAAGTTGCTAACCAGATGAAAACTGGTGGCAGAGTAAAAAAAATGGGTGGTGGAATGTCTACTGCTAGAAAAGACATGAAGTCTGGTTACTACAAAGACGACATGGGAATGAAGGGTGGACCTATGATGAAAAAAGGTGGCCGTGTTAAGAAACAAGGTTACAAAGATAGAAAAGACGAGTCCATCGCTATGAGAATCAAAAAGAAAAGAACTAAAAAGCAATTAAAAGATTCTAGAGATGAGTCTTATGGAAGATTTGGAAGTAAAGCTAAAAAATCTGGAAAGATAAATAAGTAATGAAAAAATTAAAATCAATACCAAAAGGTAAAAAACATAAAGGCCTTCGTAAACTTCCTAAACAAGTTAGAAATAAAATGGGATATATGAAAAAAGGCGGAAGGGTAAAATAAAAATGGGAAAACTTTGTCCTAAAGGTAAAGCTGCAGCAAAGAGAAAATTCAAAGTGTACCCTTCGGCGTACGCTAACATGTACGCATCAGCAGTATGTTCAGGTAAAGTCACACCAGGTGGTAAAAAAAATAAACGTAATAAAAAAGCCATGGGTGGAATGATAGATAGAGGAATGTACAGTAAAGGTGGAGCTGTGGCTAGAGGATGTGGTAAAATTATGTCCGATAGAAAGAAAAAAACAAGGATGGTCTAATGGCCAAAAAAGGACTGCGAGCGTGGGTAAAAGAGAATTGGGTAGATATTGCAAACAAGCGGCCAGATGGTTCATACCCGAAGTGTGGAAGAAGTGGTGGAGAAAAAAGAAAAAAATATCCAAAATGCGTGCCCATTGCAAAAGCAAGAGCGATGTCCAAAGGGCAGCGTGCGGGTGCCGTAAGAAGAAAACAACAAAAATCGAATACAGGCCCTACACCTAGTAGAGCCGCAACGTTTGCTAAGAAAAGAAAAAATATGAGTATGGGAGGTTTAGTGTGAGAAAACAAGATCGAATGCCTGCCAGAAATAAAAAGAACTTTAGATCTACAAAATCTGGAGCAGGCATGACACGAGCCGGTGTCAAAGCCTATAGAAGAATGAATCCCGGCTCAAAACTAAAAACAGCTGTGACCGGTAAAGTCAAGAAAGGGTCCGCTGCCGCTAAAAGGCGAAAATCATACTGCGCAAGAAGTGCAGGACAAATGAAAAAATTTCCTAAAGCAGCACGAGATCCTAATTCTAGACTAAGACAAGCTAGAAGAAGATGGAAATGCTAGAGACAACATTACTAAGAGCATTAGAGGATAGATACAACGCACAGATTTCAGAGGCTGATGCAACTATTCATGTCTATCTTAGAAACCCTGTTGGTATAGGAGAACACCCACAGGTTCTTGACGAGATAGATAAATTAGTACATAAGATCGCTGAAGCAGAAGAAAAACTAAAAATAATACAGGAGTTCAAAGTATGAAAAAAGCAAAAGCAAAAATAAAAAAAGTTATAAAAGGTTTGAAAAAGGCATCTAAATTACATGCAGGTCAGGCCAAAACTTTAAAAGGAGTTATAGGTGGCGGATCCAAAAAAGGGAACAGGTAAACATCCTGGTAAAAAACATGGTAGAAGGCTCTATACTGATGAAAACCCTCGTGACACTGTTGGAATCAAGTTCGCAACGCCGACGGATGCGAGAAAAACAGTTTCAAAAGTTAAAAAAAT